GACAATACTATCACACTACCAGATGCAACTGGGACAGTGGCTTTAACATCTAATATTCCTACTTCTGGTATCTCAAGTGGCAACGTAGCCACTTTTACATCTGGAGTTGTAGACAACGATTTCTTGCGTGTAGATGGAACATCAATAGAGGGCAGAAGCGCAAGTGAGGTTTTGTCTGATATTGGTGGTCAAGCAAGTTTGACTTTTGGCATATCAAATACAAACGCAGTAAAAATTGACAGTACAAGTGTAGCTGATGATGAGTATGCAAGATTTACAGCTAATGGTTTAGAAAGTAGAAGCACATCAGAGGTAGCAAGTGATATTGGTGCAGCAACAAAAGGATTTGCAGTAGCAATGGCTATAGCGTTATAGGAGTAAAGAATGGCACAAGATTTTGAAAGAAATACAGCAAACGCAGTTGGAACTGGTGCAACAACACTAAGAACAGCAAACTCAGATGATGCCATAGTAGGAATAACAGTAGCCAATGTTACTACTTCACAAATAACTGTAGAGGTTTATATTAATGATGGTTCTAACGATATACATATTGTAAAAGACGCACCAATACCTGCTGGATCAAGTCTACAAGTTCTTGATGGCGGTGCTAAGATTGTTATGGTTAGTGGTGATGCGTTAAAAATTAAAAGTAATACAGCAAGTTCTGCTGATGTATGGGTGTCAGTTGTAGACACAATTAGTGAATAGGAGTAAGTCATGCCTTT